AATGGCCGTTTCATCGCTAACCAGAATGACAGTGCCCCTGGCAAGTGACCAGAGCAACCCCAATCAGGGCTTGTTGATGCCCAAACTTAAATATCGCTTTCGTGTGATATTTGAAAACTTTGGAGTTGCTAACTCACCATCACCCGTTACAGAATTAACTAAACAAGTCATGGACTTCAAGCGTCCTTCAGTGAGTTTTGAAGATATTCTGATTCCTATCTACAACAGCACACTGAAATTGGCCGGCAAATACAGTTGGGAACCAGTGACTTGCAATCTGCGTGATGATGCAGGTGGTCAAGTCAGCAGACTAGTTGGTGAACAACTGCAAAAGCAGATGGACTTCATGGAACAAGCATCGGCTGCATCAGGCTTTGATTATAAATTTACCACACGTTTTGAAGTCCTAGATGGTGGCAACGGTGCCTACGAACCAGTGGCTCTTGAAACTTGGGAACTATATGGCTGCTATCTTAAGAGTGCCGACTACGGCGATCTTAATTATGGATCCAGTGAAGCAGTGACTATCGCTCTGACTGTACTCTTTGACAATGCCTTACAGATTCCTACTGGTAATGCTGGTGCTGGAATAGGTGCCACAGTTGGTCGAACAGTGAATGATGTAGTCACAGCCGCAGGTTAATCGCGGTCATGGCTTTCGGGCAAGATTTCCTGAAAGGTTTTTTTGGCGCCAATGGTCTAAGAGACTATACACACGCTTCGAAAACCTTTCGTACCAACGGTTACGAATTTGCCCCTCGCAACAAATTCCTTTTCCATGTGTACTTCAGCATAAACACATCTATACCTGCGGTACAGGCAGTGTTTGGCAAAGATATTTCCACCATTGGACTCATGGTCAAGAATATCCAATTGCCGTCGTATGGGATCAAAGTAGATACCATGAACCAGTACAATCGCAAACGTCTGGTGCAGAGCAAGATTGATTATAATCCAGTGTCAGTAGAATTTCACGACGATGGCGGCGATCTTGTGCGTAACATGTGGTATAACTATTTTGCCTACTACTACAAAGATCCTACCCAGAAATATGACAGCGTGGCCAATCAGAATGGCAGCATGGGTGCCTTGATTGGTAACTCCAATGGATTTGACTATAACTCTAGAGATACCTATACTCCTAATCGATCAGTGAATGATTGGGGTTATGTTGGAGAGGCTTATTCAGATGGCTCCGACGCTGGTGGCTCTACTGTCTCTAAGCCACCTTTCTTCCGAGACATCCGTATCTATGGATTAGATCAACACAAGTTTGCAGAATATGTGCTGGTCAATCCTTTGATTTCTGAATGGGCTCATGACTCATATGATTATAGTCAAGGCAATGGTACCATGAGCAACAGGATGACCATACAGTACGAAACAGTGAAATATTTTTCGGGCGCAGTGGGCGCGGTAAGACCAGATACCAATGTAGTGGGATTTGCAGACCCAGCCAACTACGATCAGATACGCAGCAGTATCTCAAGACCAGGATCCACTGCCAGCATACTTGGCCAAGGTGGACTCATTGATGCTGGCGTTGGTATCGTTGAAGATTTGCAAAGCGGTGGGGTGGCTGGTTACATTGGTGCCATACAAAAAGCCGGCGCTACCTATAACACATTCAAAGGCAAAGACATCAAATCTATCGCTATCACAGAAGCCAAACAGGCAGCTACCACAGTGTTAAAACAAGAATTACCTGGAGCAGTGCGCGGGGCCATTGGCACTACAGCGCGACCTGGTTTGCCTGCGCAGAGAGGTTCGTTGGACGGATTATTCTTCCCAACTCCTCCGCGTAATGCACAGCAAGGATCTCCACCAGCATCTCCTACAGGAAACTACACACCAGGTAGACCAGCTGCCGGGGTAGTGATCTAACATGACCACGATTAATCAAATAAACAACAGGATCGATCAAACCGTACGTATTTTTGATCAGTTCTATAACTATGATGAAAATGTACCTGCCATGGAATACGATCAGGTCATAAGTTATTTTAAATCAGTTTTCAACACTGTTGAAGCCGCGGAAAATTTCACTGTGGCTATATTCCGAGTAGCACAGGAAAGCGACCAATCGGCGATGACCATATTACAAACTTTCCAACAAACAAGTCCACCAAACATCAATGCTACTCTGTGTTACTATCTCAATGGAATACGGAGTCCCAGCACCCTATTAGGTGTATTGACTCCTACCACACCTAACTACTATACCGCTCGCAATGTAAGGCAATGAGTAAGTTTGCCCAGGGATTTTATGATATCAAAAATCCAGCCAAGTATGTAGGCACACGTTCGCCTAGGTATCGGTCCAGCTGGGAACTTTCCTTCATGATGTTTTGCGACAACAATGATCACATCTTGCAATGGGCCAGCGAAAGCGTGAGCATTCCTTATCGCAATCCTATCACAGGCAAACAGACCATATATGTGCCAGACTTCCTGATCACTTATCGCACAAGAGACAACACAGTAAAAGCCGAATTGATAGAGATCAAACCTAAAAAGCAGAGCGTGATCGAGAGCAAAGCCAGCCAACGCGATCGAGCTGTAGTGGCGGTGAATTATGCTAAGTGGGATCAAGCCACCAAGTGGGCCCGCAGAAATGGTCTGGTATTCCGGGTGATCACAGAAGATCAAATATTCCATCAGGGCAATAAGAAAAAGTAACCAAAATACCTTGCGGTAAATATCTGATGATGCAGAAATTTATCTTTACAAAAAAACACATGAATCTCAAAAACTCGTTGCTGATAAACGAGCACACACCAAAGGAAACGCTATGACTAGGAAACTAGAGGAGCTGTTTAACCTTCCGTCAGACAACAAAGACGATGATACTCTCACGGTGTCTGAAACTCAGACTGCTCTGGCAGAAATAGATTCTGCCATAGATAAAATTGATGCCGCGCTGCCCGCAGTCAAGGGCCTTGACGCCAGCGACGGAGAAATGGACGAACTGGCTACCAAAGCCAGCCAAACTTTTGATGACTTGATGGATCTAGGCATGCAAGTAGACAGTCGCTATGCCGCTGAGATTTTTGCTGTGGCTGGTACCATGCTGGGCCACGCTCTTACTGCTAAAACAGCTAAACTCAATAAAAAACTCAAAATGATTGATCTCCAGATGAAAAAAGCCAAACTAGATCGTGATATCCAAGGCAATGATTCAGCTGACATACAGGCCCAAGGACATGTGTTGAGTCGCAATGAATTGTTAGAGCATTTGACCAATCGAGATCAAAAGTCTGAAAAAGCATAAATATCACATAAGGAACTGACATGAAAAATTTCCAAGAATACCTTGCTGAGTCTGAAAGAACCTACAATTATCGGATCAAAATCGTGGGAGAGACCACACCTGAACAGTTGAAAGCATTGAAAGAAAAGATGGCCCAATTTGATGTGGTCAAGATGACAGATCCCAAGACCACCCCGGTACAAGCCAGGCCCGCCGACTTTCCATCTTATCCAAATCAGCGTGTGACTTCAGTGGACGTTGAATTCCGATATCCGGCCATTGAACCTCAGATCAAACAGATAGCACAGTTATTGGGCATGGATCCCAATAAAATCATCATGCTTACCGCAGCCTACGAAGACAGCGTGGACAAAGAGCGCACTGATGTTGCTGAAGAAAATAAAGATCTACTCACAGACACTGACTATCCAGCACCCGATAAACAACAGAAAGAATTGAGCAAAGATTACAGCGCCAATCCTTATGATCATGCAGTATTGAAGAACGCATATCGCAGCGACTTCACAGTGGCTGGGGGCAAAACACCTCCTGCTAAGACTACAAATGATTTTCCCCAGGGAGTTAAAAGCCCATTGGATAAAATCAAGCGACCACCTAAGCCAGCCACTGGCGCACAACCCCGAGGATAATAGAAATGACATTTTTTTACGATTTGAACAAACGACTCGCTAATATCGCTGCCAAAAGCGATGCCAAAACTTTGTCCGAAGGCGCCAAACCAGACTTCCTGGACATGGACAAGGACGGCAACCGCAAAGAATCATTCAAGCAAGCGGTCAAAGACCGTGAGAAAAAGATGTCAGAAGGCGGCTACAGTCCTGTGTCTATGGACGGTGACGCAGCCTGTGAGCAGACAATGTCAGAAGGCGGCTACGATCCTGATAATCCAGGTCCCACATTCCGAGTACCGATAACCCAGCCCGACAAGCTGTCATCGCCTAGTCAGAGCAACTGGCTCGACAATAGTCAAAAATTGTCACCAGAAAAACCTCCCAAGAAGACCCCATACACATATACCATACAGGGTTCGGACCAGGTGTATGGTGGTGACAACGATAAAGATCCATTGGGCAGTGGCGAACTGGACAAAGCCTCAACACCTTGGCCTAAGGAAAGCACCGGTGACTACAGTGCCAAGAAGGCCCGTGCCGGCAAAGACATCGGCAAGCCAGGCAAGAACTTTGAAAAAATTGCTAAGTCAGCAGGCGCCCGTTATGGTAGCAAAGCTGCTGGTGAGCGTGTGGCTGGTGCAGTACTGAACAAACTGCGCAAAGGCGTCAAAGAAGAGGGTGCGGATCTGCGTGACCTATCACAGTTTCCTACCACACCAGGTGGCGC